ATAAGGATCACATGTTCCCTTATGTAAAATTAATTCTGAGGCCGCAGCCTCATAATTAAAATTAATTAGGAAACTGCGAATTTTCTTTCGCGTCCTCTCGCGGGGTGACCTTTGGCTTTGCACCTACTTTTAGCATTGTGTACGGCGGCGCAGCGAGAAATCTCATTAAAGAGAAGTCCTCTGCTGCTGCATGCAACAAATGAATTTGATAACCACTATTCTTCCCAGACTCAGATACGATGTAAAAACCTCGTAAGAAAGTCTGCTCAGTAATAGTGGTATTTTGTCCATCCGCATGCGCTGACCACAAAAACAAGTTGTTGGTGTAAAAAGGAATCTCAAATTCAATACCTCCATTGGTGGCAGGTATGAATTGAAGTGCACCCTTAAATGTCTGAAACGAATCAGCGGCGCCAAAACTCAAAAGAGTGGTGCTTGGTATAGTTATCGTGTCACTAGGACTCTTTAAAAATACACGCACTTGACTCATTGAGCTGGCTCCATAGACACCGCTCATGACATAACGGTATTTTCGACCACCACGCATAGCCAAATATGCGTACCGAAGGTAGTCGAATAGGGTGGGTTTGACGGCATCAGTGGAGAAACTAGGGCTAGGATCTCGAAAGATGTCAATATCAGTCCGCAACTCAAACTGGCCATCTTTGGATTCAGTTGTGTTAGCGGTAGAATAATATTCTTCAAACCTCTTAATCAATGCTCTAAACGAAACCGGTGCTTCGCCATAATGCAAGTGATTGATCTTGGTCGTGCCTGAACCCGTTGGATTCAACACAAAGCAAGAAGTGGGATCAGTGGCTGGCGCGTCTGACTCACCAATATAGAAATCATCACTATGATTGATGTGAGACGTGGGCAACCTAAGATCATCAACCTCATTGAATTGCATTTCCTCCGCCGTAACAAACACGTTGACCGAAACACTATCATTATCAGGCGACTGTAATGTGGTCAAAGGAGTAACAAATATGTATCCGTTCGCAAAAGCAGCATAATCCGTGGGATTTTCAAAGCTTGACAATCCAGAAATCATCGCATTGGAAACGCAACGTGCATATGAGCGAGGGAAAGCCCAATCTATGCAAAACTCAACTTCTTGACTCTCCGCCAGATCTATAATAAACAGAAACTGCTTATTCAAATCTAAAACGGCATCAATAAGGACGTTTTGCGATACATTGGGTTCATACCCAATCGCTAGTTTGCCACGATGCATCTGACTGCAGGGAACCTGGAGCATAAACTTGATCTTTCCTCGCCACGTAGAAAATGGCTGCGCTGCAAAACCTAGAGCTGTCGGTTGTATATAGTCGTCCGAACTTGAAGAAACCGTATCCGGATAGCTCAGCTGTGGATGAACCATGGCTTTGTATATCGGAGAACCTAGAGGAGTATCACTAGGCGACCATGTAAAGGTGGTGAGATAAGACCAAACTGAAGTCAGGAAACTAAGCGCCATCTCATCCTGATGAGTGCCAACCACGGCTGTATCAACAGTGAGCTCTTGCTTAGGATCCAGAGTTAGTCTATGACCTGTATCGTAACCAATGACATTAGCCGCATTCTGAAACGGTTCTGGTCTCATACGGTGAGGTTCTGTATTCATAGTGGGTACAGACCAGCCGAAAAGCGAAGCTATCTGCTTCAAAGGAGACAAAAACATCTTAGAGGCTTCAGCCCAAGGCCCTATAACAGGTACCTTCTTGAGCATGTCAGCTACTTTCAACGCCTTCGTTGCAACCGATTCCACAGGCCCAACTTTCCTCTCATCTGATTCACCTTCGTACATACTCTCTGATGTAATCTGCAAAACTGTACCAGTAAGGCAACCCAACGTAACGTCCTCTAACCAGGCGTAAACAAACAATTCGGGATTAGAACCGCCCGAACTCGCACACTTTATCTGATTCAATGTATGTATCTCTAAGTCTCCCATCGGCGATAAATCATCAAAATTATCGGTATCAGCTAGAATAGTCTCACTAATGTTAAACAATCTAGCCATTGCTAATGGTGATATAAACGGAACTTTAAAATCATACGGTCTATTACTCTTAACATCTATAACTTTCGTGCCTGACATCTGCGACAAATAAACCAATTTTTGGAAGCGCCCCCCGGGTCCAGTGAGGTACCACTGCCAAGCTGGAATTTCCGCCGGATACGGCACATAAGAAGCCTGAATCATTCCAAAATGAAACGGTGTTGCGCTCATTGCAATTCGGTAACACAAATTTGCGCGTATGAACCCAAAATTCCTCAACTTCGCACGAACAGTTGGATCTGCAAAGTATAAGTCCCATATTCCCAACGTGAGATCTATGTCACTATTCAGAGTCAACTGTTGCGCCACAATTTTAATAGGCCTGCTCAAAAAATCTTCCAGATCCGCTGGGATCTCTCGTAGTATCTCAATTCCAAATGAATCATTAACATCCACTGCAAGTGGGTCATCACCTCCCACATCGCGGATATTCTCATGCTCCACTATCACCGACTCAGAAACCGGACCACTCTCTTGAGTTACGTCTGATTCTCCTCGATATTGTTCATCTTGATGACTACGGTTCGTTTGTATTTTAGTTGGTCCATCATCGGACTCGCCATAGTATCCTTTATCACTCAATATATTCCGGAAACGCTCTATTGTAATTAAAAGTGACTTATATCTTGATAGAAGTTTTAAACGTTGATCCGTCGTTTTACGTGCTATGGGGTCCGAGATGTACAATCTCTGCCTCTTTATAAGTCGCGTATTGCCCAACATCTTTATATCTCCAAATCCTCGGTTATATATCTCAAGTTCTACTTCTTTAATTTCTAATTCTAACTTATATAGAATTTTATGTATTTTATCATTTGCAAATTGAATTATAGGGACAGAGGACCCAATTTATCTTCCTCGCCCTCAACTATAAATTTATAACGCGGGTTCTCGCCCGCAATATCGTTAAAATCAAACTTGTAATTATTTGAAACCCCAATAGGTACGATATGCACGTTTTCCAAGGTTACGTGCTTAGCTTCCTCTTGGCTAAATATATCAGTGTAATCATCATATTCTAGAAAGTGTTCACATTCTACATTATATGCCTCTTTAAATTTTTCCATATACATCCTCCTGCCACGGTTGTAAGCATCCCGCTGGCCGAAAAGATAGAGCTCTCTAGAAAAAGCTCGTGTTATATCATTCATCTGTGTTATAACTGGTACGTCACCGGGCATTCGCCACTTGATCATTTTAACCAAACTAGTCTTGGCTAATGGTGCACGTATGTCTTTCAAATCCGGATGATGAATAAACTTCCTTTTCAAAAAAGACATGTCTTTCTTTGAAACGAATGGCTCTAGAACCTTACCCTTTGTAGCACTGGTAAAATCCATCCCAAAGACATCCCTCACAAAATCAGCATACTTAATTGAATTAAAAATTTCTCTGACTTGTTTTGAAACTCCAGCCAGAACATCATCACCAAAAATCACATCCATAATATTCTTAAAAAAATCTATACCATTATAAGCGGCGTAGTACATCAGCATCAACCGACCGCGTATTGTATTAATAACAACTGTATCATAAGCCCCAGAAGGTTGGATTCCTAGAATCTCAAAAATATCAGAAAGAATTTCAACTTTTGCAAAAAGCATTTCTGACAGAAGACCCAAAACTATCTTAAGGGCGTATTCCGAGTATCCCCATGCCTTAGCTAAGCCATAGATGACAGATGCTGCTGCCCAGGATATACCAAATGGCATTCCCAATCATAAGCACCATAATCACCCTCCATGATATCCTCATACTCTTTCAACTTGTCAAACAACTCCTGAGCCTGTCTGTGCATATCTATCCCCAGCGCAGTGCCAAAAGTGTCACCGTCCCGCTGTAACTGGGTAAATATAGGGCCCAAAAACATTCGACAAAGAATTAGGAAAATTAAAGGACTAGGGTAGAACAATCTTGTATCAAGTTCTATAACTTTAGGTATTGGTCTAGGTTCATCTTTTAATGACGAACTAAAGATGACATTACAGACTTCACCCTTCTCATAAATGGCACACATGCGAGCAACCTCTGCACGAAGCTCGGGGGTGAGCTCACGCATTATTTCGTCCACAAGTGGAAGGTAATCTTTCTTCTTACCTTTAAGTCCATATCCAGCCGCAGTCTTCACATTGATTCTGCGAATAAAGTCATCAAATTCTGAACCATTTATAGCTGTTTCTAAATCATAAGGTGAACAAATGTGTGGGCCGGTTCGCTCCACTACATGTTCAATATACAATCTTACAATTTCTTCCAAAATCTTGCTATCTAATGTCTTTCTTTTCCTAGACATCTTTCTAAAAGCAGTATTCCAAGGAGATTTATAATTTTTCCCCGATCCACACGGCATCATTGCTGGTTTTGCGGAATCATCTTCTATTTCCTCCTGGAACGCCTCCATCAATATATCTTGCGCTGGCAAGCCTGTAAGTTGTAATCTACTTTTATTTTTAATTTCTATTCTGCCACCATCTCGTCCCAGGTACTCCATACATTCAATATTTTCATAGTGAACCAAGGATTTCTTAGCGGGTGGTAGAGTTTGAATAATTTCTCCTCTAGAATTATAATCAACCAAACAACTCTCACCAATATAAGGCATAAAACTGGGTATCAACGAGGCACTGCAATCCATACTATGGGGCTTTCCACCATTATGCAGAGCTACTATGGCCCATGTCTTACCGACATCTGCGAAGACAGGTATTCCACACATTCCCAGTGTATGTTCATGCCATTTATAATTAACACAATCAAGGACTTTAGGCAGTCCGGCAAAATTGACAACATGTCTATCAGGTTTCACAGTTATATAATTACCAGCTATCCAACCATCAGCTTGGTTAACAGGACCATGATAAATGTTCTTTGTAATATCTGCAAATTGTAATCCAACCATCTTGACGAATGTAGTATCATTTTCCAAGATTTTCAGATCATCACGCGTGATGCGAACTGGAATATAAGGTCCGGTCTCATCTAGTTTTCCTCCAGTATACGCTTTTACATCCCATGGCCCATCTCCCTTCAAGAGATGCGACGGCATTAACGCATACATGGACTTGACACCTAGAATATGGGCCCGGTTCACTTTCCCTTTCGCATCTGTAACAACACAGAACTTAGAATTCCTCAAAATCTTTGGGGCAGCTTCATGAACCTTTTGTAGCTGCTTAAGATTGGAGGTCCAATCCAGTCCCGTACTATCAAATGTAGACCAAACATTTGTAACCTTATTCTTGATCCATGTAACACTCTTTCCACACATAGCTTTTTCTTCAATATCATTAATCTTCTGATCGTGTTCACTGGCATTCACAAATCCAGTGGCTTCTCCCGCATATGGTATTTCCTTACGGCCGCGAACAGTATCCACTAACTTTTTCGCTCCATAGAGGGCTCCAATAGCAAAAGTCAAGCCACTAACTAATATTACCAATTCCTTAGGCTTTGGCAGGGTAAACTTAAACATTCCGAAATGGGCCTGCAACCATTGATAGTTATATTTAATAGCGGCGGTAGTCGATTCTCTACGTTCCGCTAGTTCAACTTCTAACTTATGATCAACAGCCATTCGTTCAAACGGAAAAGAAAATCCCATTGCCAATGCCAGAGCAACGGGCCAAACAAGTATTTGTTTGAAAATTGTAAAGAAAACGAACAACTTCACCAAATCAGTCAACAGGCATGTTATATTGTAAACCGGCCCCATAAGAGCCTTAACATGCGTATAGTAATGGAAGCGGTACAGCGAAGCACACTCCCGAATCAAGTTACGGGAAACCAAATAAGTGGCAGTAGTCCATTCTGTCATGCAATAAATGTTTGTCTTCAACGAACTCAATAGACCTTTCTTGGGGGGGTCAAACTCGGGGTAATGATCT